GTACATGCCTATGTACGGCGGCAGCTATGACGGCGCGAAACTGCGCAGCTTGTCAGGAAAGAAACTGGACTGCAACACGAACGCACAGACAGAGATCAGCAGGGCAGCAGCAAACGGAACAGGCTGGACGATCATTTCATGGAGCAGAAGAAACTTGATCGAAAGCCTTCTGACATTGATCAGCAAGTCTGAAAACTATCAGGCGAAGTTCGGTCAGGGCGTATGTAGCACATATGTCAATGATTCATCAAAAGACTACGGAAAAGTTGTGACAGGAACACTGGACACAAAAGGGCAGTTCTTCGGCTATAATGACGGAACACATGAAGTGAAAGTGTTCTATTGCGAAAAGCCATGGGGAAACCGCTGGGACAGACTTGTGGGCTATATCTGCGACAACGGAACAATCAAAGTGAAGATGTCGCCGCCTTATAACCTGACAGGAAAAGACTACATAAAAGTCGGAACAGCGTGCAAGACAGAAGGATGGCAGAAAGACACATTGATGACGCGCTATGGACGATTTGTCAAATCTGTCGGCGGCAGTGCTTCGACATATCGTTGTTGTTATTACTGGATCAACGTGACGATCGTTGCGGTCGCGCTTGTCGGCGGTCGCACCAGCAACGGCGCGAACTGCGGTGCTTACGTCAACTTGGGCAACGCTGCTTCGAATGCGTATTGGGGCGTCGGTGGCTCGCCTTCTTGCGAAGAACCTTTGGCGGCATAGCCGCACAGGGGGACAGGGGGAGCAATCCCCCTTGAAGTGTAAGTAAAAAGAAAAATTAAATAATAGGGATATTGTGTGCGCCTTCCGATGCTTCTGCGTTGCGGTCGCGCTTGTCGGCGGTAACACCAACAACGGCGCGAACTGCGGTGCTTACGTCAACTTGAACAACACTGCTTCGAATGCGAATTGGAACATCGGTGGCTCTCACTCTTAACAATCATGGGACAATAACCTAATGCACACGATATTCCGCGCCACTTGGCGAAAGTTAAACCGAAGAAAGGGTTGTGCTAGTAGGGCGAAAGCCGTGAACGTGCAACAGGTGTTAAGAAGGAAACCTTTTGAATGAAGACATATAAACATATATTTGAAGAATTGCTGAAAGAAGAAAACATCACACAATGTTTTCACGATGCAGCAAAGCGCAAGACGACACGTCCCGAAGTCGCCAGAGTGCTGAAGGAAGAAAGAGAAGTCGGAAACGACAGACCTGAACCGCAATGTCTTCAGGAACATGTGAAAGCACTTCAAAAAATGCTGGAAGAAGAAACATATCAACCGCCAGAACATAAAAAGATGCTGATAAACGAATATAGCTGCGGAAAGGTCAGGGAAATCATAAAACCTGAATTTCAGTATGAACAGGTCGTGCATCATTGCATCATAAAACAGCTTCAACCGATCGTACTTCATGGACTATATGAACACGCATTGGGAAGCATACCGAACAGAGGTTGTCACAGCGGAAAGAAGCAAGTTGAAAAGTGGATAAAAGGCTATAAGGGAAAGAAGTTCTATATCCTGAAGGCAGATGTCCGACACTGCTTCGATACAGAAGACATTCGCGTAATTGAAACAAAGCTGAAACGCGTGATCAAAGACGAAAGATTTGTCAGATTGTGCAGCACAGTCATGGAGCATGAAGCGACAATGAAGCCACCTGAATTTGATCGGGAATGGATCGAGGACGAACAATGGAAAGATACTGAATTTTTATCAGGGCTTCCGCTTGGGTTCGTGACTTCACAATGGTTCACACAGCTGAACTATAAAGAACTTGATCATAAGATTGTTGAAGAGTGGAAGGAACTGGGCGGCGTTGACCATTCAATTCGATACGCGGACGACATTGTCGCGTTCGGAAGAAACAAAAAGAAACTTCACAGACTGAAAGATGTTATGTCGGAATATATGAAAAATGAAATGCACCAGAAAATCAAATGCAACTGGCAAGTGTTCCGTTTTGAATATCCAGACAGGAAAGCACCGCCAGTCATAGACAAGAAGACAGGAAAAGAAAAACCGAAGACCAGAGGGCGTGCGCTGGACTTCATGGGATTTGTATTTAATTACAATCGCACAACGCTTCGCAAATCAATCCTGAAGCGTGCGACAAAGAAGGCGCACAGAATCGCAAAGAAAGAGAAAGTCAACTGGTATGATGCTTCAGCAATGCTGGCATCAATGGGCTGGTTTACACATACGGACACTTATGGCTTTTATGAAGATCATATCAAGCCATATGTCAATATAAAGCAACTGAAAAAGAAAGTCAGCAAGCATTCAAAGAAAGGAGTGAAGAACAATGATGTCAGAATGGTATCAGTCAGAAAGCATGGACAAGCCGACAGAGTGGGACACGACATCAAGCCCGACAGTGGTCTATCAGCGAAAGAACATCGCAGAGCAGATCAGGAAGGGCATTGACGGAGAAAAAGACCGCACTGTCTATGTGTACAGCGAAAGGACTATGACACAGGAAGAATATGCAAGACTTCAGGCAGAGCTTGAAAGTCCAGCAACAAAGATGATCATGCAGTCA